CTTCTGAGAACATACATATTTATTTAGGTAAACAATATTTTGATACGGATACATTAACAGAAGAACAGTACAACGAAAGTAAAACTATTAGTTTCCGACAACTATATGGTGGAGTTCAAGACGAATATAAACATATTCCATATTTTCAACAAACCAAGAAATTTATCGACAATTTGTGGGGCTCATTTAAAGAAGACGGTTACATAACAACACCTATATTCAGTAAACGGATGCATCATCATTTTTTCAGTGATATTAACAGAAATAAACTTTTCAACTATTTATTACAAAATATGGAAACTGAACGTAATATGTTGATGTTAGACGAATTACACACATATTTACAGGATAAAAAAACAAAGATGGTATTATACACATATGATTCACTTTTGTTTGATTACAACGTAGAAGACGGAAAAGAAACAATACAAGACATAAATAAGATAATGGAACAAGGTGGATATCCGGTTACACTAAGTATAGGAACTGATTATCACACGTTGAAAAAAATGGATATACCGAAATGAGTGTTATAAGTACAATATTAAATGAGTGGTCACATCGTTTAAACGATGGTCAACCAGATGTGAAAAATCCAGAACACCTTACACATTTAGTTAAAGCGTGTAATGAATTAAAATTTACTCCTGAATTTGTCAATGAATTAATTAACACTTTAGTTGAAGCCAATGACGATGCAAAAAAAGCAGAAGCAGATGCTAAATCTAAAGAGATTGCAAAGGAAAAGGAAGACAAAGCTAAAGAGGCAAGTGACAAAGCAGAAGAAATTAAAGCCACTAAAGAAACAGAAAAAGCTTCCAAAGACGTAGATAAAGAAAAAGAAGGAGATTCCACGGACGTAGAGACAAATCTTTGGGACAATGATCCTAAAGGTGGACTTACTGATGCTGAATACGAAGCTTTACATCCCAATGAAGATTCCGATGAAGATATTGAAGAACCAATTGACGAATATTCTGTACAGAAAAATGACGGCACTAACTCATTTTATATAAAAGAAGCAGGAAATACTAGATGGGATTTGATTCGTGAAGCTACTGTACCACGTGATATTATGAACGTAATATTAACTGAAGAAGTTGAGCAAGATGAATGGTTAATGAATGCAAAGGATATATTAAGAAAAGAATCAGGCCTACCGGATTCAATATTGACAGTATTCGAGAAAAAATACCTAGAACTAAAACCATCAGCACAGAAATACGTACAAACTAATTTCAGAAAAATGAGTGTTAGTAAATGTGTTTCGAGTTTTAGTTCAATTTTAGGTAAATTACCAGGATGGAATATGATTATGCCATCCGGTTCTAGAGTTGGGATGGGAGAAGGAGAATTCCTCTTGCAGTTATTTATTAAAGGCGCGAGAAGTGGTGGAACTGCTGAATTAGATTTGCACGTCGGCGGAAAAACTTACGAAGTAAAAAAGACTGATAGTAGTGGGTATAACATAATGTTAGCTACATCAGGTAATTCAGCTAATTCACCTGCAATTTCCAAATTAAGAAAATTAGTTAGTATTGTAGAAAATTTCGACCATACAAATGCAACGTCTGATATTAGTAAACTAACAGTAAAATACATTACGTCTGATATGAACTCTAGAGTTATGCAAGGAGACAAACTAACAGGTAAAATATTACAACGTTACTATGATTTCTTTAACGAAGCTGGTCCACTGATAAAAGCTGGTGTAGCTCCTAAAACTTATCTAACCATTGGTAATGCAGATACATATTATATAACTGATAAAGAAGCTAGTAAAATAAAACCAAATACAAAAGTTGAACTAAATATACTAGGTACAACATCTGAAGACTTTAGTGAACAATATTCGAAAATGTTAAGTGATTATGAATATGTTAAGACTCCCCTACAATTTCCCAAAGATTTACATGAAATTGTTAATGTACAATATTCACACGCAAGCGGTTTTATAGTATTTCCAGCTAAATCGAAAATATCTTATGCAATGTTACTTACTAGTCCAAAGGATTGGATAGCACATCAAGTTACTACGAGTAAATTTAAAATAGCAGTTGCATCATTATTGTCAGGATTTAAGGGTAGTATTTATACAGACCAAACATCATAGGAGCTATGAATGAAAACACAACTTATATGTACGTTCTCAACTAAAAAAGACGTACATAAAACCCTAGACACTATTATAGATGGCTTCAATGTTGTGTATGACAAAATATTCGTACTGAGCACACAAACTCCACACGAAGTGATATGTAGCTACAATATTGAGGTAAACCCAAACTTGAAGTTTTTACCGGGTAGTATATTGGTACATCGTAAGAAGGACACCAATACAATGTACAGTATAAACGCATTAAATGAAGTAATTAAGTTACATAACAACGGAGTACTAGATACAAGTTTTGTGGTGGATTGGGACACATATAGAAACTGTTTACTACTTACAGGTGATGAAGGATTGAAACGAATTGATACAGAAATATTTTTTATACAACGAATAAAATATAAAACTTAATATTTATATACAAATAAGGAACACAATGAAAAACAATATTATAAAAGCAGCCAAAAAAGCTTTATCAGCTTTTAATAAAACTAACGAAAACTTAAATAAGTTCAGATTAGATGAAATGTTGAATGAAGCTACTAGTGAAGCCCAACTTTCAAGTTTAAAAGTTGGCGATACATTTAGTATCATTGACCCAGCTGTATTGTCTGCTAGAGCTAGATATTACAAATTATCACCAAAAAAATACGGCGATGCAAAATTTAAAATTTTAAAGATTAATAAAAAAACAATAGACACTGAAGCGGTTCCGTGGAACTCATACGACAAATTACCACAATCAGCTTTCCATTTAACGGATAAATTTAGTCCATATGATAAAGTTATCCAACGAGGCGCTGTACTTTTTAGATTTCATTTAGGAGTTGACCCTAAAGTAAAAGTTAAATAAATCTAAAAAGTACTTGGAATAACAACAATAATGGAACGATTTAATATTAAAGACTGGCAAGATAAACACCTACGTGAAAATTATCGTGATGCAACTGAAAACTTAGAATATTTATATACAAATAAGAAACACAATGAGAACAAAACGTACAAGTAAACAAATAGCTGAAAACTTTAGAAAGAAATTTATACTTAGTGAAGATTATAGGGACGCCAAGGAAAACTTAGATATAATTTATAAACTTATAAAAAAAGGCGGTAAGTATAAAAAAGCAGCTATCGAAGCTCTTGAAATGGCAAATGGTGACGCATCTGATTATGAAACTGAAGACACTCCATTACAAGGAAAAAATTATAAAGCAGATGAAAAACATTTAAAATCTGATCTCGACTTATCTGGCTATTTAGATAGTGCAGTTGAAATGTTACTTGATGACGGAATGGGTAGAGCTATAGGAACGAATTCGCGACCAGAAGATTAAAAAAATAATTGCCAAAAGTATAACGTTTGAAAAATAACTGTATATTTATTACTATACAAAGAATAACAAATAACAAATAACACAACTAAAAATTAACAATTGAAAAATAAGTATTAACGAGAAAGATTTGGATATTAACAAATTCTTTTGTATATTAAGTAATAATAAATAATTAATTAATCAATAACAAGTAAAAAGAGAATCATTATGGATTTAGAAGCAGTAAGAAAAAAGTTACAAAAACTTCAAACAAAAACACAAAAACAAGACAATTTGTGGAAACCTGAACCAGGTAATCAAGTAATCAGAATAGTACCAAACAAAACAAATCCGGAATATCCATTCCACGAGTTGTACTTTCACTATGGACTAGGTGGTAAAACGTATTTATCTCCAACGTCATACGGAAGACCAGACCCATTAATGGAGTTTGCGGAAAAACTAAAATCAACAGGTAGTAAAGAAGATTGGCAACTGTCAAGAGAAATTACTCCTAAGATGAGAGTTTATGTTCCTGTTATCGTAAGAGGTAAAGAATCAGAAGGCGTTAAGCTTTGGGGATTTGGTAAAACAGTTTACACTGAATTACTAGGATTTATGGCTGACGAGGATTACGGTGACATCACCGATCCAGCATCAGGTAGAGATGTATCTGTTGAGTTTACACCGGCAGAAGGAGCAGGCAACTTTCCTAAAACTACAATTAGAGTGAAACCAAATCAATCAGCTGTTAGCGAAGACAAAGCTGTTATTGAGGCAATATCCAACCAACCATTGGCTGAGGATATTTTCAAAGAACCGGAGTATGATACTTTGAAAGAAGCATTAGAATCTTGGTTAAACGGTGGGGAACAAGCTCCTAAAACTGACAACCCTACATCAACTGCTGATACAGTTGCTAACGAAACAAAGACTGAAAAAGTTGATGACGTTGGTGCAGCATTTGACAACTTGTTTAACAAGTAAAATTCAATTTAATATAATAAGGAGTACTTCGGTACTCCTTTTTTAACTTTCAAAAGGAAATTCGTATGGCGAAAAAAAAGAAAGACGCTCAAGAAGTGCAAGATGATTTAGCAGGAATCCTAGCTGATTCCCTAAATAAAAAATTCAAAAATCAAGAAGGTCACAAAATGGCATACTTCATTGATACCGAAAAAGACAATCCAAGTAACGTTAAACAATGGATTTCAACAGGTTCCGATATGTTAGATTTAGCAATATCAAACAGACCAAATGGTGGGTTACCTTGTGGTAAAATTGTAGAGATACAAGGACTAGAGGGTGCTGGTAAAAGTTTATTAGCTGCCCATTTAATGGCTGAAACACAAAAAGTAGGAGGAGTAGTTGTTTATATTGATACTGAACACGCAATGGATGAAACATTCTTTAACGCGATTGGTATTGACTTTAGTAAATTCCTATACTGCCCTATCAGTAAGATTGAAGATGTATTTGCTACCGCAGAAGAAGTAATTACAAAAGTACGTAGTGGTAATAAAGACGTACCTGTTACTATTGTAATTGATTCTATTATGGGAGCAAAAACACAATCAGAAGACGATGCTGAATATGGTAAAGACGGTTACGCTACACAGAAGGCTATTATAATGTCTAAAGCAATGCGTAAGATGACTGACTTGATTAGTTGGGAGAAAGTACTCTTAGTATGTACTAACCAATTAAGACAGAAGTTAGGTGCTATGCCATTTGCAGATCAATACACAACATCAGGTGGTAAGGCACTAGGATTCCATTCATCCGTAAGATTACGTATTAAATCAATGGGTAAAATTAAGGGTGATATTAATGGTGTATCACAAATCGTTGGTATGAAAACTAAAGTACAAGTCGTAAAAAACAGACTTGGTCCACCACACAAAGAAATCAACTACGATATCTATTTTGATAGTGGAATTGATAATTCAGGTGGATGGTTAGGGGTACTTAAAGCTTATAAGATATTGAAAGTTGCCGGTAGTTATTTGAAATACACAACGAATGCTGGAGAACAACACCAATTCTTTGCAAAGGACTTCGAGGAAACATTAATGGGTGACCCTATTATTAAACAGGAACTTTATGATAAAATATGTGAAATGTTTATTATGAAGTATCAACCACGTGTACACGGTGAAGCTGAAATTATTGAGATGGGAGCTGAAGTGGATTTAGCAAGTCAATTTGATGCAAGTTTATCACAGGTGGAATCTAACGTGGAACCTCCAAAGAAAAGTTTGATAACTGAAAACACAGACTTTATGAATGAAACTTCAACAGATAAATGAGCCTAGACAAATACGCACATTTATTAAAGGAACTTCGAGATGAAAAGGAAGCTAACAGTAACCTATCAGACAAAAATGATAGAATACTATTAATTGATGGACTAAACACGTTTA